TAACTTCACAGGTACAAATTCGATCAGTGAAGTCGTGACAATTAGTTTGCCAGAATTGAGTGCGACTGATATTGACGTATCAAGCATGGACTCAGCAAGTAACATCATGGAATATATTAGCGGGTCAGTGGAACCAGGTCAGATGGATTTGATTGTTAATTACTCGCCTGCACAGAGAGCTTTATCTATTGCGGCCGTAGGCGTTGATGATGTCTATACATTGGCATTCCCGGACGGCTCGAGCTACGCAACTGGTGGGTATGTTAACAAGAATGGTGCTGGCACGGCTGGAACTAACGAGAAAATTACAAGCTCGATTGGTATTAAATGCAGTGGTGTACCAACGCACGTAACCGGAGCATAATCAAGAAAGGGAAAGAAGATGTTAAACAAAGAGCAGATTATAGCAGCAAATGACATTGAATCGGAAGTTGTCCAAGTCCCCGAATGGGGCGGTGAAGTTGTAGTTCAAGGCATAACACTTGCCGAAAAAGACATATGGACAGACTCTATTATGAACGATGGAAAAGCCAATATGGATGGAGCTTCCGCCCGCTTATGTATCTTAAGTATGCGTGGCGAAGATAACGAATTGCTATTTGGCTTAGAAGACGTGGATGAATTGCAGAAAAAGTCTGCATCGGCTATGGACAGGGTTTTTCAGGTTGCTCAACGTCTCTCTGGCATTGGTCAGGAAGATATTGAAGAGACAGTAAAAAACTCAGAAGCAATCCAGACCTCAGATTAAGATTAGTAATTTGCAGGATTCTGGGTTGCACCTTGTCGGAGCTTGGCCAGCGTATGTCGGCCAAAGAGTATAGCACTTGGATTGCTGAGTATCAGATCGAACCTTATGGTGAGCTAAGGGAGGATTTGAGATCGGCGATGATAGTACAGAGTAATCTTGCTCCGCACAGCAAAGAAGAAATAAGTTTTGAGGATTGCATGTTGAACTTTGAGCCGCCAAAAGTGCAGACATGGCAAGAACAAAAAGCAATGTGTTTTGCACGAAGCATAGCAATGAATAAAAGGGCAAAAAATGGCAACGATTAGTACATTAGCGGTAAATCTTATTGCGAGGACTTCGGTCTTTGAAAGAGGAATGCGAAACAGCAGAAAATCCGTAAGGAATTTCAGGCACTCTGCTGACAAAACATCAAGAAGCATGAAAGCCTTGTCTGCTACGGTGAGGGTTGCTGGTAGGACTATGCGGTCTGCATTGTCTTCTGGTCTTAAGTTTATCCAGTCTGGTCTAAACTCTATTATACGACTTTCAAAGCTCGCTGCCATTGCCTTGTTAGGTATCGGGGTTGCGTCTGTTAAAGTCTCCGCCGACATGCAAGAAACCTCCAATCTTTTTGATGTGGCAATGGGCAGCATGGCTGGCTCTGCCGAAAAATGGGCTAAGGATTACTCTGGCTCGCTAGGGCTATTTGAAGGCACAACGAAAAAGGCTTTAAGCACGTTCCAGTTAATGCTAACAAGCATGGGATTTACGGAAGATGCCGCGTTTGGCATGTCTAAGGGTTTGGTGCAGATGACGAACGATATAGCCTCGTTACGAAACCTAAGCCTTGGCGAAGCATTCACTAAGGTATCGGCAGGTATCACAGGTGAAGCTGAGCCGTTGAAGCGAATTGGTATCTTACTCAACGATACGGTCATTAAAAACCTTGCTCTAAAAGACGCTACTATCCAAGCAAGAATACAGGCCGCAAAAGCCGGTGACGAGTTCGTCCGGTATGGAGGTAAGATGGTTAGAGCTAACCGTGCCGTTAATAACCAATCTTCTGAGCTTACCGACCTTGAAAAAGTACAATTGCGATACAAAGCTTTAGTTAAGGCTACCGAGCGAGATCAGGGCGACTTTAAAAAGACTTTAGATAGCACCAGCAATGTGTTTAAGATTATCAAAGAGCAAATTTTAACTACTGGCAATACAATAGGTGACGCATTGACTCCTATTGTTACTGAGGCTGCGATTGCCATGAGGGATTGGCTAGCGGATAATCAATCTCTAATTGGGAAATGGGCAGGAGTAGCATCGTCCCAGATTGAAAAAGTCATTGGGAAAATCAAACAATATTTGTTTATTCTAAAAGAAGAAGATAACCCTTGGGAGAGAATATTTAAGGACGTTGGTTCGCTAACTGGGAGCCTAGCATCGTCTATTGAAAAAGCATTTATTAAGCTGAAACCTGTCGCTATCAATATGGGCGAGCAAATAGCTTTTGGTTTCATAAAAGCAGTAGAAGGAACTAAGCTTGGCAAGGTTTTGAACTTTATTGGCAGAATACCCTCAGAAAGTACAGTCGGGGCAACAGCGTCATTTATAAAAGCCGCCGAGGGAGGTAGGCGGGCAGATGTAGAAACCGCAAAAATAGTCAAGGCAATTGGTACTGTAATGAGCAGGTCGGGTGCGATGCCTGAGAGGCAAGCCGTAACGTTCGGCGAAAAAATAGCTAGGGGATTTATTAGAGTTAGAGAGTTCGACAAAAGAAGGGCTGAGGAGATCAGGTGAGGCGCCGCATTTAAGCCTCAATTTGATCGTATTGGTTCCGCATTTCAAAACGCAACGTCTGGCGGCAGTGTTTGGGATGATATTCTTTCAGAACTAAAAACGCAAACAAAACTATCAGACGATAAGGACTTCTAAATGTCAACAGTACACATAGACATAGTAGACGGCAATAGGGCGAATTTCACTTTTAACGGATGGGAATTTAACCGTATAGCAAAGGTGAGCGGGCTCACCACTGACGGTTTCAATCGATTAGTAGAGGCTTTATTGTCTCCCGGAATGCCTCAAATGAACGACTCGCATCCGTCTATCTCAGACGCTTACGTGGTTAATTTACAGCCTGAATCACAGTCTGCCAGTGTCGCTGTTGTCGATATAACCTACCGTCAGTTCACGCCGAATATACAGATTAACATAAGCCAACGAAGCGAAACAGAAGATAGGGTATCTTATGTGAGCGACCAAGCAACAGGCGATTTGGAGCTCATGACTTTAGGCTATGAATTTCCTGCTGATTATCCATTTAAAACAAAAGGAAGAGGCGAAGAAGGAACGGACGAATTTGTAGATATAGAACTGTCTGTTAGGAAGTCAAGGACCGACTTTGTCTACCAAAGGACTGAATGGTTGACTACTGCTGCTGACGGCGGAGCTATTGGCTTACCATTGACAGGGGTTATAGTTCTTGAGAGATGCAGAGCATGGCAAGATAGCTTGAATTTATCGCCTTGGTCGCTTTTTCCGAACGACCCCGCAAAGGTCTGGAAAGTCAACATAACGGCTCAGTCTTCGTTAAATGGGTTTGATTGGCGGTTCACATATAGCTTTAAGTTCGATCCTGAGTTCTGGGAGTACGAGGCTATATATAGGGACCCGGCAACAAACCAGCTTGTACCAGACTCATCCGACACAGTACCTCTTGCCGCTCCATCCAGGAGGAACTTTGCGCAGTATCGAACAAAAAACTTTAACGACTTGGGGATATTTTGATACATTCACGCTCGACAATACGGCAGGTGCGGAATAATACTAGCGTACTAAGAGACGCGGACATTAAGCCCAAAAAGACGTTTGAGCGTATCGTAAGAGATTCGTCTCTGTACGCCACGACTGTTGGCGGAACTATCCGAAAAGCCTACCCGATAGCAGATGCAGGTTTAGGCAAGACGATTGATTGCTACCTTGACACAGACCTTACAGGGGAAGAAGTTGAGGTTAATTGCTCAATATTTGGAGGCTCAGACCTTAACGAAGCATCACCCCTGTTAGAGAAAGAAGCGGATCCGATATTTATATCTGCAATTGGCGATGAGTGGTGGTGTGTTTCTCCGTTCGACGTAACAGAAGAATGTGAGTGTACGACTCCATAATGGTAAGAAAACTACACAGAAACCCAAGCACAGGTAAGCTGGCGAGGAACCCGGTTACAGGGAAGTTGCATACAACGTTGCCCTTGCCTGGAGATAAATGCGAATTTTGTACAAATAACCTAACATCTGTCAGGTGGACAAGTTCTGGCGTGTCCTTGTGTTGCGGATCTACTAGCCCTACTGTTAGGTCTGGTGAACTAATAGGAGCGTCATGGGATTCCTATCTTAACACAGTAGTAGTATTGGGTCCGCATCCTGCTACTGATTGTATAATGCAACGAGAGGTAGAAATACCGGCTTCTACTTTGCATTACAGACTCTATACGTCTGAAACTGACTGTACGGGACCATTTACAGATACAGAAATCCGCTATATAAATTACGTGTGGGCAATGTCTGGGACTGAGGCTGGGGCTCAAATACAGCTTCAAAGAGCGAGTAGAACTACGGTAGCGTTTGGCGCTCAGTGGCAAGAGGTTATAACAGATACACCTCCCTGGGACTGCGTAGGCGATCACGGTAATAATCTAACTAGAGTAACAGAGTGCGAGTTATTCGTGCCTTCGTCTGGTGGGACGATACTCATCGAGGATTCATGGGTATGACCTGTTGCGGAAAAGCAAAACTAAATACAGCCAAGAACATAACCAAAGGCTTTACAGCTCTTGCTCTTGGCAAGAAATACGAGTTCACAGACGGACGGATTAGAGTCTGCCGAAAGTGTGATAAAAATTACTGGGTTGGTAAGGCTATATTTTGCTCGATCTGCAAATGTTTTATTCCGGCTAAAGCGAGAGTAGAATCAGAGAAATGCCCACTAAACAAATGGAAGGCTTAAAATGGCACTAACAAACTCAATCAGAACAACAATATCATCGACCTTAACTGACACGGTAGGTTCGGCCTCTGTCTCTGCGGTAATATCGAAGAACCTAATAGACGCACTGGCGGACGCTGACGTGGTCTATACAGAGACAGGTACAATCAGCGGAGGAAGCAATGACATTGACCTTGACGGCTCACTGACTGATCCTCTCGGCATCGCTGTGACGTTCGCAAGCGTAATGCATGTCTATATCATCAATAACGGGACCAATGCAATGACGGTGGGTGGCACGAATAATATTCCGATGCTTGGCTCCGGGGACGTGCTTAACATCGCAGCCGGTGCTTATTTCAGCTATATCGATGATACTGGGATAGCGGTTACGGCCGGAACTGGCGATTTGATAACCGTAGCCGGGACTAATGCCGACACTTTTGACATTATCGTGATAGGCTCATCAACTTAATATCTCCTCTCCTTAAAAGGCCCCGCTCTGGCTAATCGCTGGGGTGGGGTTTGTTTAGGCTCATCAAATACTTAGCCTCTTCTTTGTTTGGGGTAGTTATCGGAATTAAATCAGGCTCAGGCTTAACAAATACTCCTTTGCCAAAACAACAACTACTGAAACTCACGTCGCTTGCAGGGATGTCTACATCAGGCTCATTAAATAGGGTTGATTTAGTCCATTCATGGCCATTGGCATCTATCGTGACCTTGGAGCCTCCATCGATACAAAGAGGGAAGTCAAGTGTTATGGGTTTCTCGATGTTAAATATATCCTCATAGCAGTCAATCCTGTAATCGTTCAACTCCTCGTTAGCCTTGTAGTCCTCTCTACATACATCAACTGCGTCATTGATTGTGGTGTGCATCTCACAGCTAACCACATCGCCAGCTTCGATCGTTGTTATTTCGACTCTGAATCCTGCGTCCATAATCTTGCTCCTTTAAAATTGCCTCGGTTAATCCTGGGGTGGGGTTTATGTCATGACCGCAAAGAGCGTACCTATCGCTGGCAACCACATTATATTTGAGTCTTTTCTAAATATGGCAACTATCCCACATATTGCCCAAACTATAGACATGAATATCCATTTTTCGCTCATAATTTATCTCCAAAGAAAATCAATAGCGTCGTTAGGGTCTGCCATTTCATAGTCCATGCGAGTTAATTTCTTCTCTAATTTAACGCCATCTATAAACCCTTTGTTGTAGTTTACATACCTGGACATGCTGCCGTTGTATGTTACATTTCCGCAAAGGCTTATCAGCAGCCCAATAATTACTATGTTGGTGACCGCTAGGATTGTTTTGTTTATTGATTTAAGTAACTTTTTCATGTTTTATCTCCATCTGCTTTAAGTTCTTGCTTGCGGGTTTTGTACTTTCGCTGCGACATACACGCAGGGCAACTATGATCACAGCCACCATCCATCCTGTCACAGTGCTTGCCTGTCTTATTAAGCTTTCTCTTTTCCTTGCCGTGTTTTATTGCCTGTTTGAAACTCATTTCATTCCCCTTAAAAACGCCCGACCCCTCAACTTAGGGCCGGGCCTGACTGTTCTCGCAACGAGCGAGCCTTAATAGCGTTTGCGATTCCAATGCCTTCCCCGGTTAGTGCCTCTAAACCTGCGAATGAATTTATCTTTTATTGGTTGACATGGGGCGAGCCAGACCGCTACAGGCCATACCCGATCTACTACTTCTTCGGGTTGGTCTTCTACGAATTCATCTTTATCTAGTTCGTACCATATTTCTTCTGTTGTTCCGCTAGTTGTAACAGTAGCAGAACTATTATATGCATTATTAAACATCATCGGGTTAATCACCATCATTCAAACCTCGCAGTTACGAATTCATTAGCTTTCGTGATCCTGTCCGCTTTACAGATCGGACAGTCTTTGATTTCATCTTTTACAGTGCCCAATTAAGGTTCAAGGTAAACAATCGGCTTCTTTAATTGCCTTGCGAGTTCCACTTCCTCTTTGACACCTGTTGAATTTTGCCACCCATCAAGCATTAACACATGGAGTTCGTCGCACCACTCAATGAATGTGAAATCGTACTCTTTCCAGAAATCCCAACCACCGGGCAAATCACCAGCAAGGGCTATCGGGTGGGTGTGTGATATTGGCGAGAAAACCAGAATGCCATCGCTCATTAAATCGGCGGCTACTTTATTGACTTTTAAGAATCTACTATCTTGCTGTTCTGGTGTTCCTGTGTAGGGTGTTGCTAGGTATACTTTTTTTTTTTTTTTTTCCTTTCCAATTCAGTATACGTGTCTTTTGTTATTTCCAGTCCTTTCTCAATCTCAGCCTGAAACGCAGCAGCCTCTAATCGGCCTTTCGTGAGAGCTTGGTTGATAATGTCGCTCAGTTTCATATTTCCCCGGTCAAGACCTTTACAGATGAGCTTCAAGATGTAATCTTCCCTGTCCATCCATTGACTGGGATCGGCATTGCTATTGCCCATGATCTCTATATAATCAATGAAAAGTTGACTTACCTTTTCCATTTCACTTTCTTGGAAAGTTGTCGTTAGAAACAACTGATCCGGGCTTATTATGGTTCTTGGGTCATTGTCTGGCATTTTGTTCTCCGCTTTCCTTAAAATTGCCCCGCCCGCAAGCTATCGCGATTACGGACGGAGCGTTTACCAAAAACACAGCACCCATTACAGATGCTTATTCTATTTACTTTCTATAATAACTGGAACGCCGCCAACGATGATAGACGCCTTAATCTTATCGTTATGTGTCTTACTGTCCCCTGACCCTATCTGGAGATAGTTCGGCTCAGCGATCATATCAAGGTCGTTAGCGTCTACCTCTTTGAATAGAGTCCCAATAAATACATCGTCATGCCAGATTACCGTACACCCTGTAAGGCTCAACAGGAACGAATTAAGAACGGCGATAATTAGTAACATAAATGAGATTGCTTTGATTTTATTCATGGCTTGATCCTGAACAGAACGTGAGTTGGGGTGAGGACTTTGCAGTCGGAATTGCCACATACAGAGTACTCGCCTTCACCTACTCTATAAATCCTTGGGACAGACCATATTTTATCGTTGATTGTTTTATCCTCATACTTAAAGCCGAAAAATCGTGAATCGTCAATGGCGTTTGACATTCTATTTGTGGTCTCTGTTCCATTTTTATGTACCCATGTATAGCTACCGCCATTAACTTTGCACTCCACAATTTCCGGCTTCCCCTCGTAGCCAGGGCGTAATGTGTAAGCTTGCGATTGCGAAAATTCCTTTCCAGGTTTGGACGTGTCAGGTATTCTGAATTCGCCGATACCTATACGTATCATAGCGATTTTCATCTCGTCTGTCGCATAGGCATATGCCTCTTTGTTTTTCTTTAGTGCTTCAATAATAGTCATTGCGCTGCATTCCTTTCATTTACCCTACGGTACATTTCAAAAAACAATCCCAACGGGGCGAATTTATCTGGCACGAAATCATCACCGTATTCATAAGCCGCTTTAATGATCTCGGCAACATCCTCACTGCACCATAAAGCGTTCGGATTTGGCTGTATGATATTCCAGCCAGTAGCCAAACTCGTAACGCCTATTTTGTCGTAAGGCATTCCATTGATTTCAACTGCTCTTGCGTACCCGCGATCTTCTTGGGCATCTGTCATCGGTAGAATTAAATCAAGCCATCGCTCGGGATGTTTACAGTAGTTGATATTTGTTCCCGTTAAAAAGCCAAACAGTTAGTGTTAAATGATCATCTTTGTATTTCAGGTGTCTTTCGGTATCTCTTATTCGTCTTGCCATTACTTTATCTCCGTTAAGGTTAGATTCATTTGCTTGCGACTGCCCTTGCGAGGAGTGAAGCCGAAGAGCCGCTTGAATTCAGTGTAGAAAATCAGCAGTATAGCGGATTCTCCGGCATAAAATAAGCGTTTTACTTTTCTGGGTTTTTTAGTAGTTATTACTATCCGGCCTTTTTTCCCGTATTCTCTCGTTATCCATATCTTCATGCTAATCCACCTTCGCCTTTCTTGACTCTGCTAAGCCTACCTTTACCAACTTCAAATTTGCCCATGTACCAGTCATCAGTGTAGGCGTGTTCTAGTATGCCTCTACCGTCAACCATCCTGAACGCCTCATCTATCGTTGCTAATGCTTCAAGTGGGCCGTTGTATATCTTATCGTTAAATGAGATCCCGTGATCCGACAGGAATCTACCGAAATTCCAATCTGTCTGAATTGTGTCTTCACACCTAATATACCAGTGACCGTTCGCCACCTGCAAAAAAATCCCAAGGTAGTTTGCGGCTAAAAGCAGTTTGAAATATTTAGATTTATGTGGCTTGCTTAACATATCTCTATTCCTCAATCCAAACATCGTTTATAGTTGCACAGGACGGACAAACATCTGCGTAGATCGTGCCCATTATATCTATGCTATCGCAAGCTTTTTTGTCTATGTAGACAGGTTCAATTTCGTCAGCTTCGTATGGCTCTTCGTCGAAAACGAACTCCATGCCTTGAGTTGCTTTCGCCAACGCTAATTTATGTCCGCATTTTTTACATTTCCCTGCCATATCTCTATTCCTTTAAATTAAAAAAGCCCACAACCAACATATTTTCAGTCATGAAAGCGGCAGCGGAGGGACTGCCTTTTGTTGATTGCGAGCTTGGATTGTATCTTATTGCTTTCATGACTATATATACTATATCCTACTTTTTGAGTTTGTCAAGTTTTTTTAGAATATGTTTCTGAGAAAGTTATCGCTACTGCCAATGCTGCCCATACGTCTTCGGCAATCCCGCACAATGGGCCGGGCGGGAGCTTCCATTTTTTACCATCGCATACAGGGCATACGAGCCTTCCTGTACCAAACCATCCCTTTCCTTTGCACTTGGGGCATTTCTTATTGCCGATAGCTTTGTCTTTACCTCCGTACAAGTCTATAATAGCTTGACGGATATTCGAGTCATTGGCTTTATTGTTCTTGCAGATGTGCATACATACGCCTTCAATACCATCCTCTTTGTTTCTGGCTTTGCGGTAGACAAGGTGGCTCGGACTCCCTTCAGATTCAAACCTGTCTTGGAATCTTCCAACCCA